GCTTTGTGAACAAATCAATGACTTCAGCATTGAGTCCGGTATCAGGGTCAACAACTTCTGGAAGGTTGTTCCGAAGCTTTGCAATTTCCAGAAGCCGGTCTTCAATAGCACCATCTGGAATCTCAATTTCATTCCCGAACTTCTGCAGCGAAGTTGCTGGGAATCCCATCATCAGCATCAAGCCTAGATAGTTTGCGGTTGTGTCTGGGTCGTTCTGTGAATGTGTCATAAATACATTGTTACACGGAGGTGTGACATTTTTTGAAAGTTTTTGAAAAAAGTTTGAAAAAGATTTTGCAAATCTGAGTTTTATGTCCCTAAGGGGTTTTTCGGGAAAAGATAATAACTTGGTCATCTTCCCCGGTAGACAACCGTTTCAACCGTTTCAAATCAAAAGCTGTTCAAAAGCTGTTCAAGTTTCCAGTGCCTGGGAAAGCGGAAATTATAATTTGTACATCCGCCAGGCGAGCTACCTCCCCAGTCCCAGTTAAAAACGAAAAACCCCAGGCCTCTCGCCGTTAAGCGAAACCCTGAGGTTCATCGGTTGAGTACCAGCTTCCCCACCAGCACTCGTTACATACGTTAGCACGGTTGGCTTCGTTTGTCAAGCCTTCAGTGCACGCCGTTATTATTTTTTCTTGCTGCAGGTTTTTCTCCGGAGCTGCAGGAGCTGGCCGTTAGGAAAAAAATTTCTGGGGGGTCAGGCCTGCACGCCGCTGGCCGTTAAAAGATTAACCAGTTCCCTAGCTGCGTTAGCCCTCGCCGTTACTCGGATGTGGTCTTCCCGGTTCTTCGCGAGTTCAATGTCACCAGTTAGCTCATCGGCTAGCTTGCTCGCCGCTGCTATTATATTTTCCGTTGTCATCGCTCGCCGCTCTCATCCGACTGAGCATCCGTTGGTTCCTCAGAATTTTTTTCCTGTACTGGCTCGCCGCTGCTCTCAACAACTTCGGCATCTATAATATTATTTGTTGCTTCCAACTGAGCGGCAATGTTTGCAGCTCCAGCAGCAAGCCGTTGCAACCGTTCCGCCACAATTACATGCGGAGGCCGTGCATCGTTAACTTCAATGTCCACGCTCAAATCCATACCAGCACGCACGCCGGCACGGTCAAGAATCTCGGTGCTCGCCTTCAGACGCACCGGTTCAGACTCAGCCGTTTCCATTAATTCTTCAAGAACATCTACAGCGTACGGTGCAGCTTGGATGAGTTTGCGTCTTGCCCGTTCAACATCCTCACCCGGTTTACGAACCGTCTTCAAATGCACACGACACAGGCCGTCATCCTTGATGCGACCCGATGACCACAACTGGCAACGCAGGCCGTCTGATTTCATAATGCGGCACCGATGAGGCAGGCCAGCAGGTTGGCGGTTAGGGCTGGCCGGACCACCGTTATTTTGTTCCAGCTGCCAAGCACGAGTTGAGCCCAACACCCACGGTGGGACAATCTTGCACGCCGCGTCATCAACCAGAAGGTCAAGACCGGTTAGGAAATCTGAGTTATTATTTTTTGGGTCCGTTAGCAGCGGCTTCTTTTCAGCTAAACTGAGCAACCGTCGCTCAACGGATGACTCTTGGGACCTCGCCGCAATAAGACCCGTTGCCCCTCCGGACTGGTCATACACTGGGTCCCAGTTCAATTTGGCACGCCGCAATGTGGCCCGGTTGTCAAATGTGTCTTCGCACACGCCCCGTTCGTGTTCTATGATACCAAGTTCCGATAAGTCAGGCCGCCGGTCATAAGGAGCATCTACACGAGGCTCGCCGTCGGTTGGGTCTTCTGCTGGCTTCTCAGGAGGAAAAAAATTTTCAAGCTCTGACACTGGCCGTTACCCCTCTCGGAATTTTTTTCCCACTCACTGTAAGAGCTGGCCGTTGTTTTCTAGCTAGCCGCCAGGAGGGAGATGGGAAGTTATATTATCTAGAACCAGGCCGGATAGCTGAAGATTCAACTATCCGACCCCGTTGGAATTTTTTTCCTTGCTATTGCTCAGTTTTCTTAGCCGCTGGCTTCTTCTTGGCCGTTGGATTCTTAGCAGGAGTAACCTTTACGGTTGCCTTTGTGCTGGCCGCATTGGTTGTGGTCTTAGAGGCCGTTGATGCCGTTACAGGAGTTGGAAGAATAAATTCCACATCCGGGTCGGTTGTTTCGCTGGCAAGTGATGGACCTGAGCGACCGGTTGCGCTAGAAGCGAAACTGGTCAAGATTGAGAGAAGGGTCGCACCTGCAGCAACTTTGGCTGCATCTACGGTTGTTGCATCTAGCACGCCAGCAGAATCAGCTCCGATGGTTGCTAAGAGAGTCTGTGCAAATGTCTTGATAGCTCGTTCAGCGACGGCCGTCAGGAATTTTGTATCATACATATTTTTTATCCTTTGTCAAGTCAGAACCTGAAGTTCCGATATACCAAAGGATATTACCAAAAAGTTTGGACGAAAAAACGGCGCGTGGAGAGACAGGCGTACCTTTTCGGCCTTTCATAAACAAAAATCTCTTTTTTCGTGCAGGAAAAGGATTCTTAAAAAACAAAACTATTATAGAGAAACTTGCTGAAAAACTGTTTCCAGAAATTACTTTTTGCGCGTGTCGGACGGACGGTCTAGTTTATCTAACTCATCAGAGTTGACTAAAGCGTAGATAAGAAATCCAAAAATTGTTCCCATAGACAGCCCAACTAAAAACTCCCACATTAGTTTCTTTCCTCCTTCCAAAGTGAGATTGTTTCTTCATCATCACAGTTGAGACAGATTGGCTTGTCATCCATTCCATCTATCAACATAAACTCATCGTAGACAATAGCATCACAAATGATGCATCTCATTGTTAGACTTCCTCTCGGCAAGTCTGACATAACAGAGCATCAAACCCAGTTGCGTAGGTAGTTGCTTTACCGTGTTCGGTTACAGGAACTGGTACGACAACTTCGTCTGTTCCCTGACATCTATCGCACTTCAACTCAATAATCCAATGCGAACTTTTTCCACGAACTGCGAGCGAACTGATTCCACGAACCAAAGCGTGCATCGCTCCACCACCGACTGTCCGGCACAGAAACGGTCTTACATCTTCGGCTTCTAGTACCGGTCGTAGGTTCTTGCAAGGACAGGCGTATCGTGATGGTTTACACATTGAACGCCCAGCAACTTCCGTATGCTTCGGTGCTCCGTGTCCACATAAACAAACTCGTCTATCTGTCCCAAACTTTTGCTGTCGTAGTGTCCCATCAACTTCTTGAACTTCCTCAACGGTTAGTCCAAGTGCTGCTAAAGCATCACGCGATGCGTTATTAGTTTCAGTCATTTCCAAAACCTTCCTTTCGTAGTTGCTCTGCTAATTCAGCAAAACTAATTTCGGTATCTATCTTTTCTCTAAGTTCTTTATAGAGATTCATTGCAACTTTCAGTTGCTTTCTTTTCTGGTAACTCGTGTATCCAAGTATCGCGAGCAAACTTCCAGCAAAACCTGCTAAAAAGATTCCAAGCAATAGCACCAACTCCAATCCCAAATTCAATTTAGAGTCCTTTCTTTTTTCTGTCTGATTTAATTTCTGCTTCAATAATTTCTCCTGCTGCACTTCGTGCGTACCCAGCCCAAGTCATCTGTTCTTCCAAGGTCCACTTGTCTCGTTCCTCTTTCGGAAATAAATATCCAAGTAATTGTTCAGCCCTGTCTTCAAGCTCACGCTTCATCGCACTCATACTTCCAACCTTTTCTTCTTAAAGTTATCCACAGCCAACATCCTAGCACAAACTATATACCTTAGCAAACTATAAACTATATATGCATATTGCATATCCAACTAACTTTTTCAGTACCCCATACGCGTGCGCGTACGCGCGTAGTAGAAATAAAGTAGTATATGCAATATGCATATATAGTTTTTATAGTCTTACTATCCAATTTTTTTCATCGCAACTACATTTTTCCCGATAGTATCTTTCAATTTACCCCCTCTTCTACCACGTCTAGCACCCCCTCCTCTGACCCCAGAAAACTGATTTCCAACCCCCCAATCTACCCCCTATAACCCCCCAAAATCCTCCAACCCCAAAAAGTTATCCACAGGCAAAAGAAAAGCCAGCTGTTTCCAGCCGGCCAGTCTTCAGGGAATTATTATCTTTTCCCTAGTATAACTAACTAGTTAAACTCAAGATTTAGACTTTTTTCTGCGTTCTCTACGATTAAGCAGGGTAGCCTTAGTATCTGCATACCAACTGTCATAATGCGACTCAAGTAGCCAAAAGTCCTTGTGATGTGGGAAAAGTGCACCTGTATGGGCAAAAATCTTCACTCCAATACCTTTTACCCTGCGGCAGAACATAAGGTCTTCAGATATCCACTCCACGACACCATTATCCTCAACTGGACCGTCTTGGAACCAGCACCACTTATCACCAGTTGCACCGCTATATTCTTTCCGCATTTCCTCTAAAACACTGCGATGTATAAGCAAACAGCCTGTTCCTGCTGAATCAATCTCCACAAGGCTATTTTTAGGGTAGTCCAGATATGGAACCAGGAATCCCTGCTCTTCATCTATAATATAAATTGTTGGCGTAGGAGTTGGCATCAAAGCCCCATCCGTAGCAGGACTTGCAGAAAAACACAAACCTGATATAATACGATACTTATCTTTATCTGCCAC